TCTCCTTCATTCTGTAGTAATTTATGCAAGAAACAAGAGGCAAATGTGTCACCCGCACCAAGAACATTCACATCCTTAAGCATCAACTCCTCTGGCAACTTGTAGAAAAACTCTTCGTTTCCATTTGAGACCACACTACCAGAGGCACTATGCAGGATCACCCACCCTTTTGTTGCCTCCGTGTAGTCAGACAGATCACCATCAATATCCTCATCAGAGATAAACAGGTAGTCTACATGCTTGAGTAGATCTTTGTTGACAGACCTACCAGGGCATATATCTGCGGTAATAATACCATCCAAAGCAGGGATAAAGTCAGTTCTAGTCAACTCATTAAGGTAAATCAGGTGATGAATTTTTGATGAGTAGATCTTTGCCTGGTGTTCTACCAAACTCAACTGCACCTTTGAGTATCGTTGAGCAGCAGGTTTATCGATATAAATCAACGCTTGACCCACATCAATGGGTGAGAGACCAATATCAAGGGTCGCATCCAGTTCTAGCAACGCTTTCCAGACATTTGCCATAGAACCCAGAGTCTTTCTTTCTTTAACACCATCAACAATCGTATCAATTGTCAAGTGACCATAGAGAGAAATATCTTTCATCAGAATTTTTCCTTCAAATCAAGTTCGTAGATTTTTTCCATGACAACATCATAAGGAACACGGGGGATAATCTCCAATTCCTCCAGATCTTCATACAAATACATGATAGCGTTCTCTCCACCTTTACAGGCAAGAGGAACAGAAATGTTCTGAAGCATCGCAGGAGAGTCTGCCATAGAATATGGATGACCAACTACCTCCATTATACCATAATCAAACAGGTCGTCACCAAGATAAACAACATCATCTGCTTCACATTCATACTTCTCAAGAATTTCATCTAGGAAGTTTACCTTATCTCTATGAAATCCCTCACCACGGTTGACAACATATGGGAGATTTCTATTGTTGAGAATTTTAGCGTTGAAGGGATCTCCAGTCAGAAATACAACAGGGATTCCAATCGCACGAAAGCGTTTGACTGCAGTCCAGTCTTTATCGCAGAAGTTTTTCATCACGACATTACCATCGCGATCATAATACTTCTTGCCGTCAGTCATTACACCATCGACATCAAGGATAACAAGTTTAATCATATCTCAATTTTTAGTTTGTTCCAAAATCCAATTGTAAGTTTTGCGAATACCCTCCTCAAGAGTCAAAGAATAATCCCAACCCAACTTTTCTCTGATCAGATCGTTATTAGAGTTGCGCCCTCGAACACCTGTATAAGGAACATCAAGGTGAATTTTTTGAACTTCTTTACCAGAAACTCTTGCGGCAGTATCTACTAGTTCGTCAATCGTTACCATTTCTTCAGATCCAATATTGACAGGACCCATAAAGTCGCTATCCATCAACCTTCTAGTCGCTTCAATGCATTCATCAACGAGCAAGAAGGAACGAGTCTGTAAGCCATCTCCCCACACCTCGATTGCTCCACCCTGCTTCGGGAGGTAAGCGACCTTACGGCAGATTGCAGCTGGCGCTTTCTCTCTTCCACCTTCCCAGGTTCCCTCTGGTCCGAAGATATTGTGGTAGCGAGCAATCCTAACAGGAATGCCATGATTCCTATTATAAGTGAGATACAACCGCTCACTGAAGAGTTTCTCCCAACCGTATTCGGAGTCTGGGTTTGCGGGGTATGCTGATTCTTCACGGCAATCTGGGTTGTCAGGGTCAAGTTGATTGTGCTCTGGATAAGCACATGCAGAACTAGAATAGAAGATTTTAGTTCTATTTCCAACAGTCTTATTAAATTTTTTCTGTTCTTCTAAAAGATTTAAATTAATTGTCACAGAGTTGTGCATGATCTCTGCATCATTTTCTCCCGTAAAGACAAAACCCGCTCCACCCATATCAGCAGCAAACTGATAGATCTCATCAAAAGGTCGAAGGTGTCTGTCTGGCACAGAGTTATAGAAATTACCTCGCTCACCCTTAAACTGAATGACACGACGAACAAAATCTACGTCACAAAGATCACCCTGAACAAACTCATGTGCTTGAGTTGATGAAAATTCAGGATACTTTAGATCAACACCACGCACCCAATATCCTTCAGAGCGTAGGCGTTTCACCATGTGACTTCCAATAAATCCACCAGCACCAAGTACAAGTGCTGTCTTCTTATAGTCAGACATTAATAAAAAACTTTCTTCTTATATATGATACTAAAAAAGAGGGTTGTAGTCAACCCTCTCCTAAATTAGAATGAGATTTTTTTACCCAATCTATTGATGAGATCATCAAGTTTTTCTGCTACACCATCAGGAGATGGAACTCCTTCTTTCAACTCATGAAACTTTACATCAATTTCAGCGAGTCTTGCTTCAATAACTTGAAGCCTTTTTTCAACTTCAACGTCATATTTCGACATTGCTGCACCACTTGCAGACTTTGCTGCCGTTCCTTTCGTTGCCATTTTTCCAATAAATAAACTCTTTTAGTATTTAGTAACTGTGTCTTTGATGTAACAAGGTTTACCCGTCAACCACTTAGGATACTCCGCATCTTCCATTGCTAGAAGGCATTGTGCCTGGTTGTCGAACAGGTAAACATCAAACCATTTTCGATTGTAGTAGTCTTGCTCTTGCAATCGATAGTCAGGCATACCATTGAGTTCAATGGTGCCTTTTTCAACAAAACGGAAAGGACCGCGTTCAAGAAGAACTTTCATTGTGCTTCGACAGTCTCAAGATCATTATACACATATTCCATCAGGATGTCATAGTCATCCATGGGATCTCCAGAAAAAACTACTCCATTGTTCTCATAAAACTTACGAACTTTTTTAAAGAGTTTTGGATTCTTTACATCGAGAAAGATTTCTCCATTTGCTGCGCTTCGTAGAGTTTGAACGTCTTTCTTGAATTTAGAAGTGAGAGTCATCGTCTTGTGTGTTGACCTTGTTATTGTAAAGGATGACAGTGATTCTGTCAATGGGGGATGAGGGGATCGAACCCACCTTAGCCGAATTATGAGTTCGGTGCATTCACCAGATTGCTAATCCCCCAATAGGAATGCCGAGAATTGAACTCGGTTCACGCGCTTATAAGGCACGGGCATTAACCAATATGCGACACTCCCTCAGGATCCCTCTTCGTGATCTGTGTATAAGCGTATGATTTCATCATCCGCTGGAACCATTACTGCTTTATCACCGTTCTCGTTCTCTATACCTATTGTCTCTCCATTCTCCACTCTTTCAAAAAGAGTTTCCCAGTTTTTCTGCCAGTATTCCACAGAATAAAAATGCATCTTGTCTTATGTATAAGATATCGGGGTGAAAGGATTTGAACCTTCGGCCACTCGCTCCCAAAGCGAGTGCTCTACCAAACTGAGCTACACCCCGTCAAACTCTACCCACCAAAGACAGAACCCCATGTGAGTAAAACGCAAGAAGAATACCACCGAGGATGGCACTTATTATTGTAGCAGTTTTGTTGTGTTTGTCAATTGCTTTGTCGATCATCTCCTGGCACTCTTTTTTAGTAAGGTAGTGCTCAGGTTTGATCTCATCCATCCTGTGAGACATTTGGTGGAGTATCCATAGGGTCTGGTAACCCACTTACTATAGCACAAGCTCTTGCATAAAAGAAGTTGTCTGTTGTGCCGTTTTCCTCAAATTTCTCCTTAATGATTTGCCAGTTTTGTAACTCTTCGGGATGCATGATTAGTAGAAAGATTGTCTACATCCTATCTAGCGTATCAACTTGTTACAAAAACATTAAATATTGGGATATTATAACGGAAGAGGTGGGATTTGAACCCACGGAAGACTTGCACCTTCGCTGGTTTTCAAGACCAGTGCCATAAACCACTCGACCACTCTTCCTTACTTAATATCAAAATCTAATTTACGAACCTTGCGACTACGCCTTGCTTCTTGATATGCAAGATCTTGTTGAGAAAGAACATTGTTTTGTTTTTTCTCCTTGTTAGAGTTTATCATGACAACTTTAGATAAGTCAATCGCAGAGACTTTATCTTCTTTGACAGTCATCATGTTTGGGCAACCACAGACCTGTGTCTTGTTATTGCTCCGCAACTCTTTGTTGCATTCTTTGCATCTGACGATAATCATTTTTCATAATCCTCCTTGGTGGAATGCTTGCTGACGGGATCGAACCGCCGACCGCCTCGGTGTAAACGAGATGCTCTACCGCTGAGCTAAGCAAGCGAGCTCCCAAGGCAGGATTTGAACCTGCGACCGAGTGATTAACAGTCACCAGCTCTGCCACTGAGCTACTTGGGAATGGGAATACCCCCTACTCGTCAGCAGGGGAGGCACCAAGAGGGTTCCCACCTCTCTCTCACGCGGGTTGGATTCCGATTCTTTTTTCTCTCGGAGACGTGAGCACGGATGTCGCCAATCCGTTAAGCGGGTGATCGGGGTCGAACCGACGACATTCAGCTTGGAAGGCTGACGTTCTACCACTGAACTACACCCGCGAGGGGGGTCTTACACAAGGAAGGGGTGGTGGTGGTCTTCCTTGATGCCCAGCGACTCAAGTAGGATTTGAACCTACGACCGACTGCTTAGAAGGCAGTTGCTCTATCCAGCTGAGCTATTGAGTCAAAAATGAATTAACCGCGTTCAATGCCGTCATTCATGTAATCAACAAAGTCATCATACTCTTCTTCCGTGATTTGGTCAAGGGTGACAACTTCGATTTCTTCTTTTGGATTAAACCATTCATAAAACTCATCCATCAATGCAATTTTATTGTGGCATGTTTCTTCACTTTCATCACAATCAAGTTCATCAACTCTTTGAATAGACCATTTTCTGATGTGTTCAACTATCTCGGTCGTATCCTTCATAGTAATCTTTTCTGAAGTATCTGCTGAGGATGTTGCTATTGTAGTATTTGGGGTCTCCGTTGTCAAGGGATTCTGTGAGAACTCCATTGACAAATAGTTGTCTTGTTTCTTCAAAGTTTGTTTTGCCAGCTGTTTTATGTAAGCTGAGGATAGTTCTACTAAAATTTTGTCTGCCAAATTGCTCAATGTCTTCTTTAAGTTCCGGACAAGACCCATAATACTTTTTCCAATCAGATTCAGATTTTACTTTTCTTTTTTTACCTTTGGGAGTTCTAAACTGCCAAAAGTATTTTCTTCCGATGTACTGGCGATCGTTTGTGAGATTTGTAATGAGATAGACAAAACCGAAGTTATCGTCAATATCCTCAGATAAAAAAGGGGTTCCCTCAAAATACCAGGGGTTTTCATAGTCTATATTCTTCAATGATATCTAAAACCTTGTTTAGATATTTATCAGCTAGATCTTTGTATTGTGGATAAGTATCTTCTTTGTAGAGTTCATCCTTTAACTTCAACACTCTACATTTGATTTCGTCTTTAGTCAACATGTTTCTAGGCACAATGGAGGGGAGAACAACTCCCCCCTATTTAAGCAAACATCACAACTTAAAACCACTAAATGTGTCTTTTTTCACATCTTGTTTGATTCCGCCAACAACATAAGATTCAACCTCTGTCTCCTGTGGTGCCACTTGAAGACCCTTAGAGGAGATCCAATGCTGTGTCCAGGGCAATGGATTATTACTTGCAGGAACATCATATGGTGCTTTTAATCCGATCGCTTTGATGCGACGGTTAGCAATCCACTCAACATACTGTTGAAGTAATTTATCATTAAGACCAATCATTGATCCATCCCTAAACAGATAGTCTGCCCAACGCTTCTCTTCGTTCACAGCACGATCAAATGCTTTATAAGTC